AGGTTCTTCATCTACGTACCTACGGCTAATCTCATTCCACCTGAGGAACTTGTGTTTGACTAGCTGTCGTGCTACAAAGATAGGGGCCTTGATGTGGAACGATGCAAAGCAATGACCGAAGGGGCTGATGTGTTCGTGCTTGGCGAGGTACTTGATTAACTTCTGGTCTTTTTCACTTAGAGTGTTTACTACCTTGTGAAAAGAAATGTGATCTTCTAAGTGTTGCTCCCATTCACTCTTCTTCCCGAAGGAAACCCGTGCAGCGTTAACTACACTAAGGTCACTTCCCATATGGTCGATGTAAGTTGCTTTGATCACTTATTACCCTCCAATATCTACGATTTCACATACGTCACCACTGCAAGCCATAGTCTGCATTGACACTGTATTGTCTTCCTTTTCATAACTAGAGAACTTACTCCAGTCGATAGTCTTAGGCATCATAGCCATGAAACCTTTGTAGTCGGTACGGCTAATCTCTTGGTAAGGTGCCTGCTGGTATACATGGTCATCATAAGGTAGGAATGACACACCAGACATTTCGTCAAAGTGTGCATACACAAAGGCTCCTACCTCAAACCACTCGTCCTTGCGAATACTGATAGTAACCGATGGTTTATGCTCGCACCAGTGACGTTGGTACACTAACCAAGTCTCAAGCTGATCAATGGCACTCATATCCTTTGTAACAATAGCCTTATCAGGTGACTTCATTGGAAAAGAAAAGACTGTAGTAGAATCACCTTTGTACACACAGGGTTCACTAGGGATACCTTGATCCTTCATGAACTGCGTCAGTGGGTCTTTGTTATCTCCTCTAACTGTTCGAATGTAGTATGGTGCATAACGACTGTGGATACCAGAAGCAGAATCAACAAGCTGACTAACGGTACCACTGGGTTTGACACAAGTAATCGCTGTGCTAGGCGGTACTCCAAGAGTATTAGCCCACTCATTGTTAGTACTAATAGCAATCCCGCGAAGATGTTCAAGAGTAGTCTCCAATCCTTTGTTCTTTGTTGTCATTAGAGGGTTGTCCATGATACCTGTCAAGGATACCCCAAGTAACCTTTCTCCTTCTGTGTTATCCGTCCACACCTTACGTAAGTAAGGAAAATGAGTATAGGTAGATTGAACGGTCCCTAAGATTGTAGCAAGGATAACTTTACGTTCTAAGGTCTCAATGGTGTCTTCAGCACGTACTACTACTTCGGTAAGATTGCAGAATTGATTAGGACGGAGGATAATCTCGCTACAAGGGTTCGTACCGAAGTCATAGTCTGAGTCACGGCGTCCATTCTTCGCTGCTTGTTTTTTACTTGCTTCCCGATTGAAGATTCCTCGTTCACCACTACCTGACTCAGCAAGAGCAACCCACTCCCGCAGGAAGGACATTGCATCTGGTTTCTCTGTGTAGGCCACTGAGTTATTAGAAAGGTATCGGTGAGGAGGAAAGGTTCCTGTTTTTGCATGTCGCATCCGATCATCTGAGAGGTTACTTAGGCTGATCATAGCAGACCTACGTACACCGCCTACTACTACAACTTCACCAATCTTACACATAATGTCGTGAGCCTCAAGAGAGGAGAGCTTACGGCCTTGTGCTTCCTTAAAGACAGTTACCGTGAAGTTAAACAAGTCTACCAGAGGAGCAGGACCTGAGGCACGTCCACCAAAGGTCTTAAGTTTAGCTCCAGCAGGACGTACCTTACTTACATCCCACGTAGGAATCTCACCGCTGTACAGAAGGGCGATGAGTTGTCGTAGAGCTTTAGCCCAGCCTTCCTTGGAATCCTTTACTACGATGGAAGTTTCACAGGAGTAAAGAGTAGGAATGGTAGGAAGCTTGGATACGTACTGACGTTCCACTGAGAACCCTACCCCTGTGCCACAGAGTAGGATGAACATAGCCTCATCAAAACTCTTCACGTTGTCCACAGGGAGATAGGCACAGTTGTACATACACGTATTGTCACGAGCAGAAGCAGGACCAGCAGTCATCATAGCTCGCATACTAGGCATAACACCCAACTCAAGGATGTTACGTTCAATCTCAGAGCTAACGTTTGTATCCCCTAAAACAGGAAGCACAATATTAGCCATATACCGTTTAACAGTATCCTCAAAGTCTTCCCGTCGTCCTTCCTCAGGAATCCATCGGGCATAACGAGAGGTAGCAATAAATTTTTGGTAGTCATTCATTTTTAGTATACGTCCTCATCTATGGTTAAACACTCTACATTTCTATTTGGGTACGTCGTTCGGTAACCTTTAAGACGTGTAAAACTTTCGTAAGCTTTCTCTTTAGTTGAGTAGACCCCTATTACGTCCTGTTCACCCATAGGGTAATAGTTTTCATACGCAAATGCTACCCATACTTTCACACCAAATCCTCTAGGTTAACTTTAGGGTACAGAGGGTTCTTGAGAACCTTTCCGTCTTCACGGCGCTTGATGGTGCCATCTTCTTGAAACATACGCCCCATATTGTTGTCGTGTACTCGCCGTACTGCTTCGTCTAGGTTGAAACCACAAGAGTCTGCATAGCCGTAGATAACGTACACTAGGTCTGCTAGTTCCTTGAGTTCATCTGTGTCGGAAGGTCCTGCATAAGCTGTCTGCCATTCAGCATACTCTTCTTCTAGAAGCCTCAAAGCTCTTTCAGCGTCCTGTTCTTGTTCTGCTGTGTAAGCGAACTCACTAACCATATCACCTACGGACTTATCACGAGGATCATCAAACACACCGTTGTCCTTTTGGTACTGCTCATAGTCTGGGTCAAAAAAGTCTGGGAACTCAAGTTGAGTGTTCATTGTTTACATCTCCATCAATTCATTTGTGTCATCAAAGAAGTAATCATCAAGGTCGATGAGTCCTTCGTCTACTAGAAACTGCACTAGTACCCTATTCTCTACATCATTTTGTTCCAAGAGGTCTTGAAGAGGGTAGAAGTCAGCTAAGATTTGTACTTTGTTCATTCTGGATCATCCAAGAAAGTAGCAGCAGATAAGACCCCAAAGACTACCAAGAAAGGAATGGAAATCCAATAGCTCGTACCTAGTTTATCAAAGATAGAGCTTAACTGTGCTCCGGCAAGACCCACAAGGACCAATAGAGAACTGAACTTATACATTAGCTGTACTCCTTTCTAATAGCATCCATACTTATCCATTGTAAGTCGTAGTTTCCGTCTTCGATGTTTCGTTTGACACATACACCTTTAGACCATTCTCGGTTGGCTTGACCTGCCCAAGATTCTTCCGCTCCCTTGAAGCAGCCCGCGACAAGACCGTGAGTCGGACGAGGGAAAGACTCAGACTTGACAAAGTAGTTAAACTTATGGCTATGACCAACAGTTGCAGAAGCACCGAGCTTTTTAACAAGGTTAAAGCCATGATGCTCACCAGAGATAGGACGCCCATAAGCCCCACTACCAATGAAGTGAGCGTAATAAACACCATCGTAATTAGCGATTGAGGGGGCGTTGTTATTGTATTCATGGTACTCGTCAAACCATTCTTTAGTGTTGAGGTGTGAGAACGAAATGCCACGGGTTGTTCCTTCTAAACGTGGGTCAGTTTTGATTGCTTTCTTTATACGGTTCTCGTGGTTACCCTCAAACCCGTAGTAAGCTGGACGCTTCTTTTTGGAAATCTTGAAGCGTTTCCTCATACGTTCCATGGCGTCGTTGTAGTGGTCTGTATCCTTTTCGTAGTTCTGTGTCACTAGAGCCTGAGGGTACCTAGTGTCGTAGGAGTTAAGAGACTTCATGTCAGCCCCATCACCTAGGTCTACCACGTAGTCAGGTTTTATATCGAATAGAAGGTCACCTAACCAAGTGTACCGTTCGTTTGATACTTCTGGGGTAGAGTGACCGCAGGTTATGATTACTGCTGTCTTAGTCACTTAAATATTCCTTTGCTTTGGTGAGTAGGTCTGGACAGTCCTTGAAGAACCCGATACCTGTGTTGCAGGAGTGGCAGAGTGCTCCTCTGACGTTACCTGTAGTGTGGCAGTGGTCAATGCAGATATTTTCCGTAGTACCACAGATGGAACAAGAACTGGAGTAGAGGTTTGCTGCTGTCTCTGTGGTTATCCCGTAAGTCCTAACTGCTGCCCTCAGCTTAATAGTCTCCTTGTTGGTCTCCCTAAACTTCTTTTGGTACTCTCGTCTTTCTTCCCTGTTGGCCGCATACTGCGCCTTTTTGTACTCCGCTATTTTCTCTTTGTTATCCTCTCGCCACTTCTTATTGTACTCTGCCTTTTTCTCTTTGTTATCCTCTCGCCACTTCTTATTGTACTCTGCCTTTTTCTCTTTACGTGTCAGGCGACTCATCTATCCACTCCTCTGGGATTGTCTTAGCTGCCCAGAGGAAACCCTTCTGGTCACACCAGTCAGCATACGTTGTCTTGCTCACCTTGCTCAGTTTGGCGTAGGGATTAGAGAAAACGAATCGTATGTCGTACTCTGGGTACTGTTCTCGTACAGCTAAGTGTTTCATTCGGTCAGGAGCTAAGAACCTACCCTTAGTCTCAACGATGATACCGTTAGGTAGTTCAAAGTCAGGGGTATAGGTACGGTTCTTATGATCTACCCATTTGATCTTGAGTTTCTCGTAGTCAAAAGGGATACCTTTATCGGTTAGTTCCTTAGCTACCTTGTCTTCAAGACCTGATCGGTACCCATGCTTGATAGCTAAAGCTCTTACCTTGCTCTTGGGATACTGACTCAAGTTACTTCCTTCACTGTTTCTCTTGGCTCTCGTTGTACCTCAGTAAGAAAGACGGGTCCTCTTCCGTACAAGAAGGTTCTAAGGTCGGGCCAACATTTAGCTTTACGGTCGCAGTAACCACAGTAGGTTCCGAGTTTGCGGTTACCCGACTTGCCCTCTGGTTCATCCTCGAACCCCCTAGGCGGTACTTCTTTTGATGCCATAGCTGCTTTAGTCGCTTCAAACTGTTCCTCCTTCTGAGAGATTTCATAGTTGAGGTCATACATGTCAAGACAAATGTGACCGTGTTGCTTGTCCATCACCAAGAAAGCTCCAAGTGTGGGATGGGACTCAACCTCGTGAGTTCTTCCTGCGTATACGTATGAGGACAACTGTGAGATATATCCAAAAGGATCGTTGTCCCGCAGACCTCCTTGTCTAAACTTGTCAAATGAGTAGCTAGAGGCTGACTTAACGTCAACAGTGATCCCGTCAATAACGCAGTCTCTATGTCCTTTAATGCCATGAGCCTCAAGTGTGTCTTGAAGTCCTTCGACTTTGTGTCCAGCGGCAACTGCCAATGAGATAAGAAGCTGTTCGATAATGTCTCCGTAAAGAAACTTAAGCTTGGTTGAGGCAGATAGAGTCTCACCTCCATGAGGTTCGTTGATGTTATACCAGAGTTTTCGAGTACATGGAGTTCCCATGTTAGACAAACGGAGGGCAGGTTTGTATTCATCGCGGTTTGCTGACATACGTGTGTTAAGGATACTTTCCATACCCAAGGCACACTCTCGTGATACGATTGCATCCCAGCCTCCACCCTCATTAATTACCTTGTTCATATCTGCTACTAGTGTGTCGATTGTTTTACTCATTCGCTAATCCACTCTGATGTTAAGTCCTCTGTTGTCACAAGGCTGATTGTAACGTCCACTGTGTTAGGCATATCGAAAAAATACTTGTAAGCGTCGAGCACCTTTTGCTCCACCGTCCCATGAGAGGAACTGTTGGAGGCGATAGGGAACACTTCTTCATGGTAGTCTGTGGTCCCATCACGATGGTTGGGCATTGGTTCATCCCAATAAATCCTACGAACTACATACTTCTTATTCATTAATATACTCCTAGAGTAAGTGGGGTACCCTCCTGAAGGCACCCCGTTAGTCTCTTACTTCAACCAGTCAGGAAGGTTCTTAGTATCAGAGCTACCTTCTTCGTCACCTTCATACGCTACCAGATCAAGGACCTGTACACCAAGTAGGCGTGTGCCTTTACCAATCTTGGTCTCGTACACCTCAGCCACGCATTTTACCCGTGAGCCTGACCCGATGAAAACTGAAGTATCCCATGGGTTACCTTCAGCGTCTACAAGTTTAGGTGGTCCACCTAGGTTAGGGTAGGTTGCATTGGTATGTTTACGGCGAAGCTTGATTTCCAAGCCCTTCTCAGTGATCTTAGGCTTCAGGCGAGAACCAGACTTGGAGAGAATATCCAGTTGGTCTTGCTCAAGCTGTAGGTTGATGGTGTACGCACCGCCGGGACCGTGGAAGTCCTCATTGGTGTCACGGTTGCTCTCGAAGAGTTTCGGCCAATCAGCGATGCCTTCGAGTTCGATTACTTTAGTTACCATATTGTGATGTATCCTTTGTTTTTGTAGCTATACCATACTACTAAGTTACCATTTACAGAACATGTCGTCAACTCATTTGTTATGAAATAAATCCCATTCGATACGTTTCTTCTGTTCCCACGGGGTGAGACGAGAATCTGCGTAGTACTTCTTGAGCTTCTTCTTGAGCTTCTTCTCTTTCTTAGTCTTCGCCATATCTTTTCTCCTTTTAAGGGTTGACAAGTGAAGTGAATGTGGTTACCCTAAATACTTATAGTATACTTAGAGTATTTTAAAGTATAAAAGTATCCTAGTATACTAGTAATACCTAGGTATCTACTAGTGCGTCTCGGACCAGTTGTAACCCATGCCGCCTGAGACTTCGAGCTTACAGAACAACTTGAGTTCGTCACTCACGATAGTCATAGCCTCCTTCTGTATAGCTATGAGTTTATGTCCATCTTCTTCTGAT